CATTATGGGAAGGTACAGCTGCTAGAAGCGGAGTAGGTTATAAAACCACGCCTAGCAAACCTAACCGCCAAGGTTTTAGAGCATTAGCGCGTATTCAAAACGCATCCGCATCGGGTGCTATTTATGAAACGGCGGGCCGTGTAAGTCCTAATGGCCGCGAGCAGGGTGCTGCATTTATCGTACAAGTACCAGGTCACAAAGATTTTGGTAAAAATAAAGTGGGTGCTAATAAAGGCCAAGGCCGTAGCCGTAACCCTAATGCTGGTTCAATATTCGTGCAAGCCATTAACCAGTACGGCGTAATCGTAGATGCCAATAATCAGACAGGTAGAGGCCGTAGATCACGCAAAATGAAAGGCCGCGCAATCTTTCGTGCATGGAAAGAGGACGGCGGCAAGACTAACGCAGCTGTCATTAAGGCTATTGAGTTATCTCGGGATAAGTTTAACAAGGCTGTGGGGTATAACTAATGGCCGTAGATCCATCCGTAAGAATTGATATAGCTGCCGAGTTCACAGGCAGAAAAGCATTTAAGCAAGCAGACACATCTACAGCCCAGTTATCCAAAAACGTAAAGAATTTAGCCAAGACTTTTGGAGTTGCGTTTAGCGTAACCAAGGTATTGGCATACGCCAAGGCATCGGTAAAGGCTGCTGCTGCGGATCAAAAGGCTCAACAGCAATTAGCCCTAGCACTTAAAAACGTAGGCTTAGGTCGAGATGCAGCAACGGCAGAAGGTTACATACAGCGCATCGAAAAAGAGTTTGGCATCATCGATGACAAGCTGCGCCCGGCTTATACAAAGTTAGCCATAGCCACACGCGATACAGCTGAAACTGAACGCCTAATGGGCATCGCGATGGATATAAGCGCAAATAGTGGCAAAGATTTAGAGTCAGTTACAGCCGCGCTATCAAAGGCTTACCTAGGCAATAACGCCACGCTTAGCAAATTAGGCGTAGGCATATCTAAAGCCGATCTTAAAACTAAGTCTTTCAAAGAGATAACAGACCAGTTGGCCGTTACCTTCGCAGGCGCAGCTAAGACATCTGCAGATTCGTTTTCTGGCTCAATGGACAAACTGGCTATTGCATCTAATAATGCTAAAGAGATTATCGGTACAAGCCTTATAGGTGCGCTGCAATCTTTGGGCGATGATGACAGCATGGCTACGCTTAGCGGCGATATTGAAGGCGCAGCTAAATCTCTGGCTAACTTCGTTGATTCGATTGTGTACTTAAAAGAGCAAGTTAAATCTATACCCGGTGCTGGCATTTTCGGTTATTTATTTAGCGGCGTTACCGATCTGCTAGGCAGGTTTAGCCCACAGCGTTTAGCCGAATTGATCAAAGAAATGAAGGGTTTTCAAGGCATGGGTAACGTATCCATGACTGGCGGCTCAAATATGGACACCCAGAAATTTCAAGCGGATCAAAAGAAAGTTGCAGCAGACAAGATTAAATCCGATAAGTTAATTGCGGCCAATAAGATCAAAGCAGACAAACTAGCAGCTATTAACTCAGCTAAACTTGCTAAGGCTGCTGCTGTATTTGACCTGCAAAATATACAGATAGCCGCTGCGTTAAAGGGCAAGATAAGCGAGGAAGAAAGAATACGTTTATTACTCATGCAGGCTATTGAGGAAGGCAACGCAGATAAGGCCGAAGAATTAGCTGAGCAGTTAGAGCTCATTATACAGAAAAATATAGAAATTGCCGAAGCTCTGGCAGCTATTGGTATGGCTAAAGATCCGTTTACTACATGGGCAGGCAGTTTATCTCTAGCTCTAGTCGAGCTTGCTAAATACGGCAAAACTATGGCTGACATCAATGCCACTACTTTTATTCCAGGTGTTAATTTTAACCCTAGCCAGAACGCAGATCGTAATTATGATATGGCAGTAGCAGCCGTAACAGGTGCAATTTCAGTAGCTAAAAAAGTTCCACAAAACCCAATCCCAAAAAAATCTACAAAACCTTCAGTTTCTGGTTTAGGTGGCCCTAATAGTGCAGCCGAAAAAGCCGCAGCCGAGGCTGCCGCTGCCTTAGCCGCAGCACCTACTAATAGTACGCAAGGCGGCGGTATCAGTTTTAATCCTAGCCAAAACAAAGATAGAAATGTCGATAGTGGTAACACAACAATTACTATAGTTGTTGAAGGCAACGTACTAGATGGCGATGACTTTACTCAAAAGGTAAACGATGCGTTATTAAATGCCAATAGGACAGGTATGCCACAGACACCTGCCGGATTCTTGATTGAGTAAGCCATGACAGTCCCAGTTATTAACGCGGTAATTAACTTCTCTACTGGCCCTAGTTTTGCTCAGGCTTTTATTATTGGAGAAGGCATACTAGGTACTAACGTTCTTGCTGATGCAGCTGCAATTATTGTAGATGTTAGCGATGTAGTAGATAGCGTAAGCATTAAGCGCGGGCGCAATCCGCAGGCAGATGAGTTCCAGACTGGAACGTTAACGTTGCGTATCGTAGATCAAAACGGCGATTTCAACCCGCAAAATCCTAACAGCCCGTACTTTGGATTCTTGAACCCGATGCGCAAGGTATCTATATCGGCTACATCTGCTGGCGTTACCTATCCAATGTTTGCAGGGTTTATTACGAGCTATACAACCAGTACGCCTAAAAATGCTCTTGATGTAGTTTATACAACCATACAAGCCGTAGATGCACTAAGGCTGGCTCAAAATGCCCAGATTGCTACAGTCACAGGTGCAACAGCAGGGCAATTATCTGGCACACGCATTAACGAAATATTGGATGAGATTTCTTGGCCAGCATCTATGCGCGATGTTGATGCAGGTTTAACTACTATGCAGGCAGACCCCGGCACAGCTCGTACATCCTTAGCCGCATTACAAACTGTTACAAATAGTGAGTACGGCGCGTTCTACGTTGATGCATCTGGATCGTTCGTATTTCAGGATCGATCAGTAACTACTGCCAGCATCGGTGGCACGCCTACAGTCTTTAACGATAACGGCACAGATATTGGCTACTTTAATGCAGTCTGGCGGTTAGATGACACCCTTATATTTAACCAGGCTAACGTGACCCGCACAGGTGGCACAGTTCAAAGTGCTACTAACGCAGCTAGTGTTGCTAAGTATTTTGCACATACTTACAATATCCAGAATTTATTGATGCAAACGGACGCCGTGGCACTCGATTACGCACAGGCTTATGTAGCGAGCCGTGCAGAAACTAGCGTTAGATGCGATGCGATCGAGCTAGACCTATACACAGATAACTACGCCAATGGCATATTAGCCGCACTTGATCTTGATTTCTTTGATCCTGTGACGATTACGACAAACCAGCCAGGTGCATCTACCCTTACAAAAACCCTGCAAGTTTTCGGCGTGGCGCATAATGTTACTCCGAATAAATGGCGTACAACCTTTACTACACTTGAGCCAATTATTGATGGCTTTATTATTGGTTCAACTTTATACGGCATTTTAGACACTAGCGTTTTATCATACTAAGGAGTAAATAAATGGCAACAGGCTTTCCCGCAATAACAGGTGATGTACTTACTAGCAGCATGTTTAACGGGCTAGTGGCCTTTACCCTTAATGCACAGACAGGTGCTACCTACACGGCAGTATCGACCGATCAGTACCAAGTGCTAGTAACGATGAATAACGCATCGGCTAACGCCTTTAAGTTACCTACTAACGCATCGGTGGCTTTTGCTGTTGGTACAGTTATTACAGTTATGAATATTGGCGCAGGTACTTGCACTATCTCAGCTGTAACACCTGGTACGACAACTGTGCTATCTGCAGGTGCTACTGCGGCTAGTCCTACATTAGGACAGTACAAATCGGCAGCCTGTATTAAAACTGCTACTGATGCTTGGTACGTTGTAGGGGCGATCGGATAATGTTAAACGTTCTTACGGCAATCAATTCTGCATCTCAGGCTATAACTGTTGATTACTTGGTAGTCGCTGGTGGCGGTGGCGGCGGCAATTCAAGCATAGGTAACAGTTATGGTGGCGGCGGTGGTGGTGCTGGTGGGTTTAGAACTGCATCGGGATTTACTACAGGTGCATCATTTACTGTAACTGTAGGCGCAGGTGGCACAATCGGAACTACTGGCAATAACTCAGTTTTTTCATCTATTACATCTGATGGCGGCGGATCTGGCGCATTAGGTGCTTTAGCTGCAGCAAACGGCGGTGCTGGCGGTTCAGGTGGCGCGGCAACTCAAGGTGGCACAGGCGGTTCAGCTACATCTGGACAAGGTTTTGCTGGTGCATCATCTAGTGCAGCTTTTGGATCAACTGGCGGTGGCGGTGGCGCAAGCGCAGTTGGCGTTGATGTTACTAGCACAACAGGCGGTGCTGGCGGTGCTGGTACAGCTAATTCTTATTCTGGTTCATCAGTTACTTATGCAGGCGGCGGCGGCGGCGGAGCATACTCATCTGGCGCAACAGTTGCTGGCGGTGCTGGCGGTGCTGGCGGCGGCGGTGCTGGCGGCGATGCATTAAAGGGTAATGGCGTTGCAGGAACTGTAAACAGAGGCGGTGGCGGCGGCGGTGCTGGCGGCGGTGGTAGCGGAGTCGCTTCTTCAGGTGCAGCAGGTGGATCAGGCATAGTAATAATTCGTTATCCTGATAGTAAGCCAAATTTAACAACTATTGCTGGCACTTTAACTTACACACTAACAACTACTGGCGGTTACAAGATTTACTCATTTACAGCTGGCACAGGGTTGGTGAACGTCTAATGGCACACTATGCGTTTCTTGATGAAAATAATATAGTTACAGAGGTTATTACTGGTCGCAACGAAACAGAAGTAATTGACGGCATTACTGATTGGGAAACAGCTTACTCAAATGTAAGAGGACAGGCTTGTAAGCGCACAAGTTACAATGGCAAGATTCGTAAAAATTACGCAGGGGTGGGTTATACCTACGATGCGGATCGAGATGCTTTTATTCCGCCTAAACCTGATAATGCTATTGAGTTAGATGAAAATACTTGTTTATGGATTGTGCCATATGTTGAAAACCTTGATGTAACTATCCCGCCGACAAATGACAGCAACCAGTTATAACGGCTGGCCAGCATCTAAGGATGTTGAGTCGATCCGTATCAAGTCTTACCCAATCAAAGGCAGTAAGGTAAAGCTTAGATGCGCCTATTTTGCCGCGCCTTTATTGGTTGCCTTCGCTGAGCAGTTTAATGAATTGATCGAGCCGATCGATGGCGGCCCAAATGACGACTGGGGGTACTGCTATAGAGATGTGAGAAATGTACCGGGGAAGCTAAGTAACCATGCCTCGGGTACTGCAATCGATCTTAACGCTACCAAGCATCCGCTAGGCAAGGCTGGCACGTTCCCAGCTGAGAAAGTACCGATGATCCTGGCATTGACCCGTAAGTACGGCCTAAATTGGGGCGGTACATGGACACGCAAGGATGAAATGCATTTTGAGGTAGGGATCGACCCCGTAAAAGCCGCAAAACTAATAGAGAAGTTAGGATTAAGTTATGCCGAATAGCGCACAAATATCAGTAGGAACTACAGCCACGCTTTTAGTAGCTGCCAATATTATGGATCAGACAGTACAGCTGCATAACTTAGGCGGCGGTGCGGTTTATCTCGGTAATGCAAGTGTTACAACATCTAATGGCTACAAGATGGATAACACAGATAAATTACAAATACCTGTAGGAGATAACGAGGCTTTATACGCTATTACTGCCAGCGGTACTAATACTGTTGCAGTATTGTCACAAGTCAATTAAGGGCATTTAGGAGTACAACCATGAAAGAACAAGCAATAGCCGCAGGCATGTC